GGAGTATGGATTGAAACAAGTTCTGGAAGTGGGGTTTATGAATATTATCCTTCTCTGTATGCAGCAGGGATGACTACTACAAACTTAGGTACTGATGCGAGAAGTAAGTTTGTATGTATGGAGACTAATGGTAATATACGTATAGGTCATAATGGTACAGCAACTGTAGGGTATGTTCCAACAAGTGGGTGTAAAGTCCGAATACCTAATATACTTGGAAGACAGGCGTTAGCAGCATCAAGAGCCACAACGGTTATTCCAAGTGCTACAGCATCAACAAGAACAGATTTCCTTACTACTGGTGCTGGTGCTATTGACATGGAGTATTTTTCAACTGATTGGTATTTGAATTTTAGTCAGGCTTATTCGTTTAGAGCACATCATTCTTGTACTTTTGATTACTTATCCTTATCAGAAATAGCCACTGCATTAGATATTGATGATTTTGGGAAAAGCACATCGCAGTCTGTTGATGTTCGATCTTTTAATGCTACATCTTGCTTCGCTGGTGGTACGATAGCCAATTCTAACTTTCAACGTTTCTCATCAGGAACTACCGACCACTCCTTTGAAATCCTTTATTGTAAAGATATAACAATAAGTAATACTAAGTCAGGAATTATAAACTTTACTCGCTCTTCGGGTATGAGTTTTCAGGTTACACAATCAACCAACATCACTTTTAACAATTGTTACAGCCATAACCAAGGGATTCAAATCACTTCATCTTTCAATTGTACGATAAACGACTACGACCATTGTGACAGATATGTAGGAACAACTAACATCACTGGTATTTATGCAATATATATTCTTGCATCATCAGATAATATAATGGTTGATGGAGTTACATTTGGATATGGAGGTACTATTGCTAATGTTCATCCTTACTTAGGGATATTTAACGTTGGACAAAGTTCAAATATTAAATTAAGGAATATAGGAAGCAGGGCAACTGCATTGAGTGGTGGTTCGGCAAACAACCCTGCTTATATTTACGTATCGGCTGGTAACAATAATGCTGTTAAGTTACAGCGTATTTATATGACACCTACAAGAACAGGGGCAATATCTACACTGAACTCCGATAAGAATGTGATTTATGAGCATGTTTACGGGGACATGGTAGATGCTATTGTATTAGCTGATCTTAATTCGGTTGCTAAGAATTGTGGTGGTACAACTTCTGTTACAGGACAGGCTTCTGTCTATGGCACACATTTCTGTGATGCTTTCACGTCAGATACAGTAGGCAGGGTAACCCTACCTATGAATGAACAAACAACCGAAACAACTTCATTAATAACTTACGTAGCAGGTACACCCAAGTTTACAAGTGCAGGGCAGTTAACAATGCAGACTCTTAATGATGAAATAATAATAGAGCAGTCATATTTTGTTAAAGGGTGCACCGCATTAACAAATACAGCTCCTATAGTTACAGGAACAAATGTTACTTATTCTTCTGGTGCGAGGTGGGGTAATCATGATATTTATTATCAAATAGATACTGGTAGTGGCTATGGTGGATCGTGGAAAGACTTAACAGCAACTAATCTTAGTGGGGAGAGTATAACAGCAAGTACAGGTTTCAAACTTAAATATAGGATAGTTACGGCAACAGCATCAACAACAAATGCCATAACTTATATAAGAATAACAACAACAAGTACATTAGCTTCTCAAACAGATAACCTTTATCCATTAGATACAATCACATTAACAGTAACAGGACTTATAAGTGGTTCTGATGTTGTAATATATAAACACAGCGATTTAAGCGTAATTGACTCTGTAGATGCAAATGGAAGTACTACTTGGAATTATAATTATGAAACAGCACAGGCAATTGATATAGGAGTGTTTAAAGCAGGGCAGATTCCTTTTTACATAAGGAACTACTCACTTGGGAGTACAAATTCTTCATTACCAGTGGCGCAAGTATCTGATAGAGCTTATTTAGAATAAAAACAATTTAACACGATAAACAATGGCAAAAATTACTGATCCTGATAACCTTAATGTAGGAACTGAGATAACTTTCAATCTTGGGTCTAAAACATTTACGCTTGTTGCTGCTGGCAACCTTGTAGCAAAAGATGGAGTAACTGGAAATGCTCTTTGGGCTAAATTCGTTGATCTTTGGACATCTTCCACTTATCAACCATATTCATTCCCAATGAACGTGCTTGATGCTCGATCTGGACAATACATCTTTGGACAAGACCCTGGTGGTTCGTTTAATGGTTGGAAACCTGCAGACGATACTACACGTCAAATGATTCGAGATGCTGGTTGGAGTGAATACTCGGCTGCTGGGGCATTGAACAGGCAGTATGTAGGACTGGTAGCTCTTGCGTCAGGTTTTCCCGCAGGTGCTCAATTCTACTACCAAAAGGCTTCGGGTGGGGCTGCTGCTAACTTTACATTTGATGATGCGCCTAATGAAGCAATTCAAGTATTCGGGGATGCTGGTAACGGGGCTTTTGATAGCAGGTCTTACTTTAAGCTATATTGTCGTGAGGCTAACTACACCTATGACGATGCTGTATTAGGAGATGTTGGGGAGTCAGGAACAGGAGCATTTAAAGTTGCTTTACCTATTTCCGTTGGTAGTGATTTAAAGATAACTGATTTGGATGCTGAAATGACCAATGCTCCTTATTTAGGAATTGGATTAGAGTATTTTGGTAGTGATCAAACCAGTTACGACATAGGGGCTTATCCTTTCCGAGTAGTAATTGATAACACGACTGCTAATGCTACTTTAGAAGAGATATACACTAAGATGCAATTCAATCTGCGTCAGACTGGAGATATTGATGGTGGAGCAGGTAGTGTTATAGGTAAGACAGCAAATCAATTATGTTACTTTGTAGGAGATACTTTATATACTACTCAGGGAGTATTTATTGACGGAGTAATTGCTGCCGATCTTAACCGTGTGGTATTTCTTGACCAAAACAATACAGAGAGAACCTACCCATACGCTTCTGCTGGAGTATTAAATTTCAATGCCGCTCTTACAAATGGTGGAGCAGGGTATTATCGCATGTATTTCGCTAATGATGACGCAGGATTAAACCTTGGGTATGATTATGGTACAGCTAATGCTATTACCGTAAATGATGCGTCTGATAATCCTATTACAGGCGTAATTTCGGGTGCTGCAATAGCCTTTACCTATGACTATGATGGAAACGTACAAAGGGGGGCTGCATCCGCAGGAGACGATGCTCCTATCGTAGTTGTAGCAGGTAATGCTGGAAACGCCAAGCCTGTAGTTGCTTTAGGAACAATAAATAGGAGTAAAGGTATTTCAATTACATTAACCGCTGAGGTTGACAGAGCTTATATCGTATAATCATGGGATATTCAATTAGTGGACCAAACAAAGTAATAACGCTGACTGCTGGTACAACGGTAGTCAGTGTACGTGATCTATGGAGTAGGTGGGTAGATTGGTTTCTTACGGGAGATAATTCCAAATACCTACCAGCCTTTGAATTTGTAGGGGGAAACGATATTGATGCAGGAGCAGGTACAAAAATTCCAATATATGCCTTTTTAATGAACGGGTGGAAAATAAAACCGCAGGAAGCCAATCATACTTTATCCATAAGTGATGGTGTTCTTTTGGTTAATGGTGGTGGTGATCCTTTTAACAATACCACAGGAGCATATGTGGTTAGGATTAATTATCAGCAGCCTGTTCAAGCCATATCCTTTAGTTCGGATGGTGCTGGGGGAATCCCTGCTCAGGATAAGCAAGACATTATTGATGGAGTTTGGACAAAAGTACTACCATAATGACAACGGGTGAAAAAATAGTAGAATTATCAGGATTATCCACAGGAACAGCTATGGATCATTTGCTGGCTATTATTACTGGAGGAGGAACGGGAGATGTATTGGTGGAAGCTATATTGGAAGCCTCGGTTTCAGTAGATAGTATGACCTGCGAGGTTTTGGATGATAGTATGATTTGTGAAGTAGATGAAGGAGTTTTGGAATGTGTGGTAACGACAACAATAGTAAATGCTTAAAATTATGAACCCAACTTTTATTTCCGTATTCATTTTCACCGCTTATTTACTGTGGTGTTATTTCATGTTCGGGATACTTAAATCAGTATCAGCCAGTTATTATGAATTAGCAAAGATGAATAAGGGATTCATTTTCACCTTAGTTCTTTGGGGATTCTCCTTACCAGTAATGATAGCAGGGGATTCCGCTTGGTTTTTCCTTGCTGGTTCAGCTATATTCTTTGTCGGGGCTGCTCCAGAGTATAAGTATAAGCTTGAAGGGGATGTTCATTATGCTGCTGCGGTATTAAGCATACTATTTGGACTTATTGGAATAGTGGATAAAGGAGACTGGGAAATTGCTTTAGGTTTAGCGGTTGGAATAGCTCTGTTAAGGCTTGTTAAGAATTACACCTACTGGCAGGAACTTCTTGCTTTCTATGGGATAACACTTTATATAATTTTACGGTAATGCAAAAAATATCATTCATCTACCCCTCTGATATTGGAGGCTTAAAGACTGACGAGAACGGGAACTATCTTGTACCTGATGGGTTCGAGATATACAAAATTCCTACTGCAGAAGAAGTACGGTTGCAAAGGATAGCAGAGCTTCAAGCGCAGATCGACCAGATACAGTTGATGCCTGAGCCGAGTGATCAGGAGTACTTGGAGTTTGGGAAGATGATGCATCCTTATTACCATGAGAAAATGAATTTGGAAATATTACAAAACGAGTTAAATAGTCTAATGTAATGGCTGTAACGGTTTACACATTAAAAAAACCTGAACTAACAGTAACCCTGCAAAGTGGTGGTACTCTATTAGCGGATACCACTTACTATATATTTGGCTATTTTAGGAATAAAATAGGAAGTGGTTATCACGATTATGGTAATTCTCCATTCGGAGTGATTCAATCATTTACTACTACAACTGTAAATAGGAGTATTTCAGTTTATTGGAAAACTACATATAACATTACAGGATTTGAAAATGCTGGTGGTGGTTTATTAAGAGTTCTAAGTGCTGAACATAATTTAGCCACAGGAAATGAGATAATCATTGAAAATGGAGTTTATGCAGGCACATATACAATAACAAGAGAAAATTATAATAGCTTCACTATTGTCATAGCTTATAGCAGTACTTATGCTACTACATTCAGATGTGAAAATGGAACAGTAGGTAAATATGGGGCAACTTTTGCAAGTAGCGGCGTTTCAATTGTATTATATATTTCAACAACTAATCCATATTATTCTGATACGATCTATGACACATTAACAGCTAAATACTCCCATGCTTATTACAGTGTTGGTTATGCAACAAATAATATTGTAATAACATCGGAGTATAACACTCAATATTATAATGCATTTCATTTTAGTGTTAAATATTGGGGTCATGTATTACCAGCTTGGTGTAAAGTTAGAGAAAGGGGTCAACCTACTATTTTATGTGACGCTAACGATACAGCAAATGATATTAAGCAAGCAATAATTGATGCTAAAATTGAAGACCTTGCTTATGCCACTGATTTTGAAATTGTAAGTTATGGCAGTATTTTTTATATAGGTGTAGCAAGTACCGTAACATTTTCAAATATTAGTATTAAAATGCTGTTATCAGTGCTATCAATTAAAAATGACAGGAAATATTATTTGATATTTAATAAATGTACTTATGTATGCTGGTATATACCATATAAGGCATACGTAGATTGTGCAGCAAATGACAGCCAGTTATTTCTGTCAGGTATGGAGAGGATACCAATAGGTAATAACAATACTTATATATTACAACTTTCCATAAATATATATATTGCTTCATTAGCAGTAGAAGGTAAATTATTTGAAAATGCGAAAGTTACATTTCTTACAACATCTGGTTTTCTTTTAGCGCTTATGTCTAAAGCAGATGCCCCAACAATGCAATTTGAATGCTATATAAATAATATTGAAATTACTAATGCATATTTAATAACTGATATAAGTGGTAATAATTATGGAGTACTTAGACCAGCAAAAAATGTTACTATAAATAGTAATTATTCATTTGATGTTCAGCCCACTACAAGGATTATGGCATATCCAGATATGTACTTTGAAAATATCAATACTTCGAGAGCAAACAATGAGAAGTTTACCTATATGACATATACTAATCCATTGGTAGACCGAGTACATTACATGAGGAAGGGTATAATTAATGTTAAAAATACTTTAGGAGTAGCAATTTCAGGAGCAGATATTCAAATAAAAGATAACACAGGCAGATTATATACTGGAACCACAGATATAAATGGGCAATTTACTTATGATGTTGAAGAGCAACTGAGTACTAAACCATTAGTGTATATGCTTGTTGCTCCAAGTGTTTTATACAATAACTTTGAAATAACGGTATCTAAAAGCGGAATGCAGACAAGTAAAGAAGTACATACCAGTTTAAAAGGCAAGGATGTAGTTGATATCTTTTTACTAGAACCCGTTGAAGTTCCTATGGTAGAGACTATTATTAACGCCAATATAATTTCAGACCAAATAGAGTGTTTAATTACAGAATAAATAGTATATTTATCTAATTTTTAAAAAATTACTAAAATGGCCATATCATTAATCGAGGACAGAACCTTATACAAGGGAAACAGTTGGGAACCAGGGATTGCCATAACTGAGAATAGCGTGGCGAAGGACTGTACCAATTTGGAATGTAAGTTAGTGATAAAAGCAACTAATGACTTCGCTGAACCTGTAGTACTTGAAATACCTATTGAGTGGGTAAGTCAGGCAGGGGGAACGGGTAAATTTACTCTGGTTCCTGCTAAAAGTGAAACCTTAGCCGAGGACACCACGTATTTCTATGAAATTATTTTGTACGATGCAGAAAGCACCTTGGAGTATGCAAAGACTATCAAGAAGGGCAAATTGAAAGTATTATCTTCACTGGGAGTAGAATAACCTTATAATAAAGAACCCGATGGCAAAACAAGATCGACCCTCTCAACAGGCAGAGCCTATACCAGAACACTTTTGTAACCAAGAAAGACGTTTAACAGAAATGGAAAGCACTATCACCGAATTGTACCACATTATTACAGGTAATGGTACTCCAGAAAAAGGTATGACAAGTCAAATAGCAGTTATAAAATCAGAGCAAGTTCATACCAACACCACTTTGGCGAGAATAGAACAAACACTGAAATCACAGGATGAAAAGTATGCTAAGGCAGTGAGAGTAGCATACGTGGCGAAGAATGACTTAGATATACATAAAGCAGAAAGCTCGGGAAAGGATCAGGGGAAAACCTCTACCACTTCCCACTTCACTCAAAATTGGCAACTGACCGTTGTAACCCTAGCACTGGTCACCACTATAATACTGGGAATCCTAAATCTTAGGAAAGGAACGGAAACTCAGAAAGGAGTAACTGCAAACGGTGTTAAACTAGAAGTTACCAAATGATTACCGTATACACAGATAAACAAGTTGCTCATTATGACCCTACTCATACAACGGCACTACGCAATGCGTTTGCTAAAAATATGAATAGGAAGTTTAATGAACTTATATTGACGGTAAAAAAAGCAATAATTGTGCAAGATTGTTTCGGCTTAGAAAAGCTGAACTTGGTTGCAAATAAAATGACACCTCCATCCTGGCAAAAGTTTTCATACCTCAGCAATGCAAAAAAAGTAGAGGAATTTATGAAATGGCTCCAGGAACAAGTTAATAAAGGCATTCTTGACGTTAGGGTAATGGAACAAGTTGGGGACGCTATTGACAGTAATTGGATGAATTTATACTTGTTTGATTCTTATAAAAGAGGTGTTATACGTGCTAGATATGAGATGCGGAAAGCCGGATACGATGTACCCACGATAGAAGAGTCTGGCGGTGTGGGTTCAATAATGACGTTACCTTTTCATGTGGATCGCATAGGACTCATATACACCAGGGCTTACAATGAATTAAAAGGTGTCACAGATGCCATGAGTCAACAAATAAGTCGTATATTAGCCCAAGGAATTGCAGATGGTGACGGTGCACTACTTTTATCTAGAAAAATTACAGCAACTATTAACGGCATGAATGCAGCTAATTTGGGAATTACTGATTCTTTAGGACGTTATATACCTGCGCAAAGGCGTGCCGAAATGATCGCAAGGACAGAACTTATTCGCGCACATCACCAGGCAACAATACAGGAGTACCGCTCTTGGGAGCTTGAGGGCGTTAGGGTTCAGGGGGAATGGCGTACCGCAGGTGATGATAGAGTTTGTGAAAAATGTGCATCTTTAGAAGGAAAAATATTTACTTTGAAAGAAATAGAAAATATGATACCTTTACATCCGCAGTGCAGGTGTATTGCGTTACCGTATGCAAAGGAAATTGTTGAATTTATGAAAAACAACCCGGTATGACAAGGACTAAAAAACCAAACGGCACATTGTTACTTTTTAGCGTCGAAACTGAAGAGGCATACACCGTTACCGAGCAACTGCATCAGGGCAGAAAACATTTAGTAATTCCAGTGACTATGATGGTAGAGGGAGTTCACAGCGGTTCCATGGGACCCATTCTCCATACCATTTCTCAATTAGGAAAATTCCCAGGGTCTTGGGACGGAATTCCCGTCATTATAGACCATCCAAAAAAAGACGGAAATTATGTTTCCGCAAATTCTCCAGACATTGTTGATAGTGAGGTAATTGGCAGAGTGTACAACACTTATGTTGACGATAAAAAATTGCGTGGGGAAGTTTGGGTGGATGAAGAAAAATTGCGCCAAGTATCATCTTCTGTACTTGCAGAGATTAAGGCTGGAAACATGATGGAAGTCAGTGTTGGTGTGTTCACCGATGATGATCCAACTCCAGGAGTTTGGAACGGAGAAGCCTACGATAGTATAGCAATAAATCACAGACCCGACCACCTAGCACTCCTTCCTGGAGGCACTGGTGCATGTTCCACAAAAGATGGCTGTGGTCTTCGTGCAAATAAAAAAGGAGGAATCATGAAAAAAGAAGATGTTTTTGACGTTTTAAAATCAATCGCTGTTTCTGGATTTGGTCTCAATGGAGCCAGTCTTCCGGAAGACACTGAGGATGATGCCGAAGAGCAGGGATTGTATAAAATATTGGAGGCCGTGCGTACAAAACTGAATTCAATGGATTCAAATGACAGCTACCACACTATTGAAGAGGTGTACGCTGATTCTTTGGTTTATTGTGTTTATTTTCGCATAGGTGATTCTAAAATGTATAAGCAGGGGTACAAACTTGACAACAGCGGGGGCGTTGAAATGGTTGGTGATCCTGTGGAGGTTCGCAAAAAGGTTGAGTACGTCAATGCGAATCAGAAAATGGAACGTACTCGCATTATTAATAACAATTCTAAAAAGGAGGACACAAAGATGTCAGTAGCTACAGGATGCGCCAAGTGCGTTGAAAAAGTGAACGCTCTTATCGCCAACACGGAACTAGGTTTCGTGGAAACAGATAGAGCGTGGCTCGATACTCTTTCAGAATCTGCTCTCGATAAAGTTGCCCCGAAGGTGATTGTAAACGAGAAGATTGTTGAAAAGACGATCGAAGTGAATACCCTTTCCGATGAAGACAAATCTATTCTTGCCTATGGTAAGAAACAGATGAAAGAACGGAAAGAAAAAATGATCGAAACCATCAAAGCCAATACCGCTGAAGGTACTTGGACTGATGACTCTCTCGCTGCAATGAATGAAGATACTTTGGAAAGAGTATTCAATTCGGTAAAAAAAGAAGAAGTTGTAAACTTCTCGTTGAATAGTAATACTAATCTCAACGCCAATAAAGGCAAAGGTATACAGCCTATGCTCCACGGTATTGTAGAGGACGTTAAATAATAGGAGGAAAAAGAAATGCCTACAGTATTTAAAACAATAAAGATAAAAAGGTATTCCAACGTGGTGAATGAATATCCAGCAAGTGCTGCTATTATTCCCGGTGCGTTGGTTGAGCTTATTTCTACTGGAAAGGTGAGAAATCACGCAACTTCTGGTGGTTATGTTGCTCCGATGATTGCTCTCGAAGATGAACTTCAGGGCAGAGGTATTAATGACAACTACGCTGCTGATGAGCCTGTACAGGTATGGTCAGCCAACCATGGCGATGAAGCTTATTTGCTTCTCAGAGACGAAGAAACCATCGTGATCGGTGATCTTCTTCAGTCAGACGGACTTGGAAAAGTAATGAAAAGAACTTCCACCAACACAGTTGTTGGTATTGCTCTCGAAGCAAAGGACTTATCAACTTTCCCTGAAGGTTCTGAGTCAAGTGCGCGTGGAGCCTATTACAATCCTCGTATTAGAGTATCAATCCAATAAAATAGGAGGAAAAATAATATGGAAACACAAGTCGATTTGATGGCGAACGGACAGGCACAAGGTGCCGTGGCCAATAAAGTTGTTAATGGTGGATTAAACATCAATAACATGAAACCGTTCATCGGTGAAGACGGACAAGCGTATATCAACGTGTTTAACGGGGGAGACCCTAAGAAACCCGAAAATTACGGTACCCGTTTGGTGAATAATGCTACTCTCCGCAGGGATGAGTGGAAATCTTTGGATGATGCCGTTTTGGGAGTATCTCGTTACCGTTTAGGCGGTGTGCAGGATTTGATTGATAACGGTCTGACCTACAACCTCGGAAACGCTTTCGGAACAACTGTTCTCGAATGGCATGACGTAAGTGATTCTCAGGAAGCTGTTATGACTATGGATGGTATCACCCGCGGCGGTGGAGATCGTCCTTCTTTCAAACATAACTACCTGCCGATCCCTATTATCCATGTGGATTATGAGATCAACGCTAGGGTTCTTGCTACTTCCCGCAACATGGGTAATCCTTTGGATACCACTGCAGCAGAATCAGCAGCAAGAAGAGTAGTTGAGAAACTGGAAAACATGCTTTTTACCAATACTACTTACAGTTATGGTCAAAAAGACGAAAGAAACAGAAACTCAATCTACAGTTATGTGAACTTTCCTGATCGTATTCCTTATGCTCTTCCACTTTCATGGAGCAATGCAGGTAAGACTGGTTCTCAGATTCTTACTGATGTATTGGCTATGAAACAGAAAAGTATTGACAACCTGCATTATGGTCCTTGGAATTTATACATCCCAACTGCTTATGAAGTTGTGTTGGACAAAGACTATGATTCAGTCACACCCGGAACTACCATCCGTGAGAGAATTCTGAAAATTGCTGGAATAAAGAGCATTAAAGTTATTGATACTTTACCTGCCGACAATTCAGTATTGGTTCAGATGACTCCTGACGTTGTGCGTTTGGTTCGCGGTACTGGAATACAGAACATTCAGTGGGGAGAAGAAGGAAACATGGTTACTAAGTACAAAGTAATGACCATTCAGGTTCCTCAGATTCGCTCGGATGCTAATGGAAAATCTGGTGTTGTGCACATGGCATAATAAATTTTTGACTAATCAAGTCAATAATTTTTGTACATTTGAATTCATAATATTTACTTTTAAACTTAAACAAAGTGGAAAGAACAGCAGCAGACGGAACATTCCGTTGGAAAAAAGTAGGCGGTGGTGATTTCAGAATTGGTCACCGTATCATCAAAGAGGGTGAAATATTTACCGCAACGCAAGCCGAAATTCCTATGGCCTTTAGGGATATCATTATTGCCCTAGACACACTGCCAGTTGAAGCGGCGGTTGCTCCAGTGGCACCTGCAAAAGTAGTTCCTGTGACATACTCATTGGAAGCAACCGATGCTCCAGAGGATGCCAAAAATAAAGAAACAAAATATTTCAACGTGGTTAATGGTGCCGGGAAGGTAATCAATGAAAAACCACTCACTGAAACCAAAGCAAAACAACTTATTAAAGACCTTGAGTAATGAGTTGGTCCGTTCCTTTAATGTGGGAGGGAGGAGACGTTTGGATTATAGGTGGCGGTCCCAGTGTTTCTACACAATTTAAAATCCCTGCAAATTTAGTAGGCCGTGTTAGAAATGGAGAATCTCCAATGAATGCACTCTCGCCCTACATGAAAGGAATTCATAATAAACATGTTATTGGTATAAATGCCGCTTATCGACTTGGAGATTGGATAGACATAATCTTCTTTGGTGATAACGGCTTTTTTCTTTCAAATTATAACGAGTTGGCGGTACATCCAGCCATGAAAGTGACTTGTTGGCCAAACTTAAGCGGTCTGTATCCATGGGTGCACTGTGTTGCTCGTGACCCGGAAAAAACAAAGGGGATTACCAAAGCTGTAGGAAAATTGAGTTGGAACGGTAACTCAGGCGGTGCTGCTATTAGTGTGGCGGCTCATGCAGGGGCTAAACGAATTTTTCTACTTGGGTTCGATATGACTTTGGACCCGAATACCAGCCACATGCATTTCCATGATGCATACAAGAGAGGTTCAATTGTGGAGCCTGAAAGGCTCATGAAACTACCTTTCGACAGACATTCCATAGGATTCCAAGACATTGCTGTAGATGCCAAAGAAATGGGCATTGAAATATATAACGTCAACCCGGCTAGCGGGATTGAATCTTTCCCTAAAATTTCCTTATCTGAAGCCCTGAACCTATGAACATAGTTAAGATATATGGAGGTCTTGGTAATCAGATGTTTCAATACGCCTTTGGAAAAGCTTTAGAATTCAAGGGTGCCGAGGTGATGTATGATTTGGAATGGTACACAGGTCCAAAGAAGCAGATACAAAGACCTTTAACGCTTGACAAATTCAAAACAACGCTTAAAGACGTTAACATACCATCAGTAATAACCAAACATAAAGAAATACGCCATAGTTACCATACTGTCAGGGGCCGTGGATATGATCCAAACCACTTATTGATGGATGGGATTTTTTTTATTGGTTATTGGCAGTATTTGATGTATTACAACTCAGTAATGTCTAATGTTTGCAAAGAATTCGTTCTTAAAGAAGATTTCTACACTGATTATTATTTGAAGTTAAAAAAGCAGATTTCCGAAAAAGAGTCTGTTTCCTTGCATGTAAGGCGCGGTGATTATGTGAAACTAGGATTTCCCATGCCACCATTAAAATATTATTTTGAGGCACTGGAAGCAACTCCAGGTGATATCTACATTTTCAGTGACGATATTCGTTGGTGTGGGGAAAAATTCAAACCCGATTACTTTGACAGGAAAATAACATTTGTCAGTTCTGAGAGTTATGTTGATTTTGAGCTCATGCGCATGTGCAGCCACAATATTATCGCTGTAAGTACTTTCAGTTGGTGGGCGGCAATGGTTAATACCAACCAGAATAAAATTGTGGTGGCTCCTAAAAAATGGTTAGTCACTGAAGACGACCTGCACAAATACAATAACGAAATTCACTACCCAACAACCTGGCTAAAAATATGAAACATACAAAAGAATCATACACCGATTTAATGAAATTGGGTTACGGTTATCGTGAGAGTGTACAAACACTCACCAAGGACTGGGTGCTGCTAACGTCCCTGTATGAAAATAATTACATACAGTCCAAGAAAAAAACAACATCCATACCAAAGAAAATACATCAAATATGGTTGGGTGGAAATCTTCCAGATAAATACAAAAAATTTGCTGAGTCATGGGCTAAAATGAATCCCGACTGGGAGTATAAACTTTGGCTTGATGCTGATGCCTTCGACCTGAAAATGGTTAACAGGAGTGTTTTTGATGCTACAACAAACCTCGGCATGAAGTCAGACATAATGCGCTATGAAATTTTGAATCAATTTGGTGGTCTTTATGTCGATACTGATTTCGAATGCATCAAACCATTTGACGATTTGATGTACTTAGACTTTTTTACGGGAATTTCGTATGACATAAAAGCCGAGCTGTATATTGGTATTTTGGCAAGTACGCCAGGGCATCCGATCATGCAGGAATGCGTGAAAGGAATAAAGACTCCGTACAATGGGAATAAGCCTTTCACGATATTTGAGTTGACAGGACCTTACTACTTTACCCGCAATTTCTTTAAGGTAGCGGAGCAAAATCCTGATGGAATTGTAGCATTTCCCATGGCGTACTTCTATCCGTTTCCGAATAACAAAAGAAATGAGACAAACCCGTACCAATATGTTCGGGAATGTTCATACGCAATACACCATTGGGGTGTTTCATGGTTTTAATACGCTAGATTATGGATTGGATTCAGGGAGACAAGTTTATTGAGTTAGCAGATTTCGTGTACGCTCCTGCAGAACGTCACCCTGACGACTATGGTAAGTTAGTCAATACCCTTGATATAAAAGCCGGAATATGGTTGAATGATCACCTGAAAGTAAAACCGCCAATTGTTTACACCCACACGTTCTACACCCGCCAACTGTTTGATGTTTTAAAACACACTCATAGGAACATAATATTGATAACGCATAATTCAGACCTACATGCTACCTGGTCAGAAACTTGGCCGAATAGAATTATCAAATGGTATTCCACCAACGTAAATTATGAACGAGATTTTATAGAGTCCATCCCCATTGGCATTGAGAACGATCGTTGGTGTGCAAAGTCCCTCAAAAAGGAGAAAATGCAAAACATGCTATGCACAAGTAAAACTACTGATGGTTGGTTGTATTTGAATCATAACGTCAAAACAAATCCCGCTGCCCGAGAGGGTATTTATGAACTGTTTGAGGGGAAAAAATGGGCAACTATTGAGCGTGGGTTGAACGGCAGCGGTTTTGATTCCTACATAGATAATATTTACCATCACATATACACGGCATGTCCCGAAGGTAATGGGATTGACACACACAGAATTTGGGAATGTTTGTACATGGGTTCTTTTCCTGTGGTGAAAAGAAATATTAATAATTCTTTTTATGAAGGAATTTTGCCTATTTTATTTGTAAATGACTGGAAAGATATTACCTTGGAACTTCTTGTTAACAACTATACTAGGTTATCAGTAATGGATACTGAAGCCCTTTCTTTCGAATATTGGAAAACAAAAATACAATCTTATGGCAATAAATGACAAGTACATGGAGTTGGTCCAGGACCAACACAAGATTTCCTACGATTACTACAAAAAGAACGGGTTTACCACGTACAAAGAATCTCACGACATGTACCTGCGGGGAGAAGCAAACCACATAATTTTTGGGACACACCAGCCCGTGCTGATTCACATGTTAAACACAGTGTCCGAGGGCAGTGTTTTGGAATTTGGAATGGGTCCAAGCAGTACTCCAATAATATCCATTATCTGCGGGGAACAAAATCGATATGTTGTGAGCGTGGACAATAACCCAAAGTGGTTGGAACCTTTGATGTTTTACCAGGATGAAATGCATGACATCAGATTATTTGAGGACGAGAAAATTCGAAACAGGGAATACACGTTTCTCAATGAAAAATTTACGATAACTCTGATTGATGCACATCCCGCGGAGCTACGCCAGGTAGTGATTGATTTTATGCGGGACCTTTCTGACTACATAATAGTTCATGATACCGAAGGCGTCGTTAATAATATTGAATACGGATATCACTACGATTTTTCGAAATTCAAGCATGTGCTGCATTTCACACACACACACCCAATGACAACCGTCCTATCCAATTTGGATGAGATTAACCCTGAAATACTGAAACTATGGCAAGTCTAGATATTCTTTACAGAACCAACAAACACACCACCGATAAAGGTGGACCAAAGCACGACAACCATTCTTATTTTGAGCTGTACGATAAATTGTTCACAAGGCTCCAGCACCGCTATGGAAGAGTTTTGGAGATCGGTGTCGAGCGTGGAGATTCATTGAATCTGTGGTCGGAATACTTTATCAATTCAAAAATTTATGGCATTGAGCACAACCTTCGCACAATCGATGTAGAATTTCTACCAGGAGTAACTGTGATCGGTGCAGACGCCTATTGTGAAAATACACTCCAATTACTAAGGGGGATAGGCAAATTTGATGTTATTATCGATGATGGTGCACACATGCCCCACCAACAAGAATACTTCATGAAACACTATCCAGAGTTACTCGCTGCAGATGGTATTCTGATTGTTGAGGAGGCTGCCGAGGAAATTAGGCATGATAAAGCGGCAGAAGCTGCTAGGTTGATAGAGTTTCTCCCGCCAAAAATGAGAGAAGTTGCTTATTTTGATGACAGGAGAACTATTCGAAATCATCCCGGCGATTGTTTAATTGTTTGTAATATGAAATAGTTATGAAAGTTGGAATAGTTTGTGACACAGCGTACTCCAGGCACCACCTGTTTATGAGTTATTATAACTCGGTGTCAAATCTTTACGGGAAACCTCAACTTGTGACAAATATTCACAACTTGGAGGGCTTGGAATTATTGTTCATTGGAGACGATCATTATCAAGTACATAAGGAAATTTGGCAACAGCCTGGGTTTATTGAGTATTGTAATAAGCACAGTATAAAAGTTGCGGCGTTAACAAATGAGCGAATTCTAAACTCGTTCTTCTCATGGAATAAAGATAGTTTATTGAAGTTGAAGGAATTCGACCAATTGTACCATTATGCCAATGATGTTGATGATTGTGACATGTTGGGCCTTAAATTAAACAGAACGGCTCCGTCAAAATCATTTAAGGCGCAGTTCATTCGACCCGAGGTGAAAAAAGACAAGGCTCTTTGGCTTGGTCGAACAGATTGTAAATCCTATGACGAGCGTAAGGACGTTATAAATATATTGAAAAAGACAATTGAGTTAGACGTTATTGAGTCCACTATTCCCAAATGGTCTGATTATGTTGCAAAAATTTCTGAGTACAGGTTCATACTTTCCCCAATTGGAAACGGTAACTTTTTCCCTATGCGAGTGTATGAAGCCCTTGCTGTAGGCTCAATTCCGATCCATCAAGTGCGGGAAAACACTCTTGACCTATATGACATTGAAAAAGGGTTTGATGATTGTATATTTTTTACCAGCCCAAATGAACTGAAAGATAAGATAGAAAATTGTACCTTGCAGAAAAGTCACAATGTGATTTGGATGGAGGATAATCTCCAAATAATGTTAAAATTAGATAATCTACTCTAATGGAAAAACGAAGTTTAATTTTAGTCACCGGGGCATCAGGTATGGCCGGGTCCGCTGTTATGAGAGAACTCAGAGAACAGGGATATACCAACATTCGGGGCATTGATAAAACACAATGTGACCTGACTGATTCAATAGCAGTAAACGTATTATTTGAGGCTTTGCGCCCTGAATACGTATTTCACATTGCCGCCAAGGTCGGTGGTATAAATGCAAATAACACACAGAGCGCAGATTTCACCTATGAAAATCTGATGATGGAATGTAACGTCATCCATGCAGCTAAGGTGTTTGCCGTTAAGAAATTGATATTTTGTGGCAGTGCGTGTATCTATCCGAAAGACACACCTATGCCAATTAAGGAAGAATATTTCCTTTCAGGGAAACTTGAGGAAACGAATAAAGGATATGCCGTAGCTAAAATCGCAGGGGTTATTTTGTGTGAAATGTACCGTAAGCAATACGGCTGTGATTTTATTTCTGCAATGCCAACAAACCTGTACGGAGAGAATGACAACTTCCATTTAACAGACTCGCATGTTCTGCCCGCACTTCTCAGAAAATTCCATGATGCAAAGATCAACAACCTTCCATCAGTTAGTGTTTGGGGATCAGGAATTGCCCGCAGGGAATTTTTGTACATTGGGGATTTAGCTAAGGCACTTATATTCCTCATGAACCATTACAGCAGCCCTGAACCAATAAATATTGGAACAGGTGACGATATCTGCATAAACAGCTTGGTTGATTTGATTCGGAAAACAGTTGGCTATGCTGGGGAGGTTAAGTGGGACACATCATATCCTGACGGAGTTACTGTCAGAAATATGGACGTGACAAAATTGACGTTAATGGGCTGGAACGCTGAAACCCCACTGCCTAAAGGTATTGAGAATGCCTACAAATGGTTTGTTGACAATTTTAATACCGCAAGAAAATGACACAGAGACACACAATATTGCTGGTACTCAGAAGCGGTGGAGACTTCGCCTTTCGTGATGTTGAGCTTATTGCCAGACATATTAACGGCAAATGGAGGTCTGAGAATCGTCCAAGAATAATATGCTTGTACGACAAAGCATCCGAACCATATGATCTTGGAAATCTTGAAATTTTTCCGTTAAAAAATGAATGGCCACGTTGGTGGTCTAGGATGGTTCTGTATAGTCCTGAAATGGAGCAGTACAGACCTTTTCTGTATATAGATTTGGATACGGTTATCGTTAAATCACTTGAGCATATCTTTGACCTTGTGTACAAGAACTGTGTGGAATCGAACTTTATTACCCTTGAAGATTTTTATCAGAAAGGAAAGCTCGCCACAGGTCTTGCATGGATTCCTGCTAAGTCTGATAAGATTTCTCAAATATGGAAAGCATGGCTTAGATCAGGTCCTGGTCCAGCTCGCATGGATTATTTCCTGAGACAGGCTGTTGACCAGGACAAGTTTTGGCAACAATTAACAGATACAATATACAATTCAAAGCCTCAGGGACAAGGATTTCTTCAGGAAGTTCCTGCCACGGCAACTATGGTATGTTTCCATGGAAAACCAAGGGTTTATGAAGCTGCGGAAGCTTCCATGGCTTCTCCTTGGGTGCGAGCGTATGTAGAAACAACATATCCCAAGTACGTTGATAGCCCTAAGGTGACGGTAATAATTCCGTACAAAGTTGATCGTGGTTGGTTAAAAGAAGCCGTAGCAAGTGTGCCTGATTATTGTCAATTGTTAGTCAGCCAGGGAGAGGGTAATTGGCCTGAGAATTTCAACAAAGCATTACCCATGGCTAGAGGCAAGTATATAAAATACCTGCACGAAGACGATATGTTAACGCCAAATTGCATCGATGATTCCATTAAAGCCATGGAAGAGCAGAACGCTGATTTCATACACGGTAACGTGATTGAGCTTACTGTAGCCAATGGTAATAAAAAAAATTGGAAAACAACAAAAGAAAATCCTACCTTTGGAGAAATGATGGTAAATAATTATATCCATTCTGCGTCTTTGATGTATAAACGTAGTATATTTGATGAAATTGGTGGATTTGAAGAGTCGTTAAATACAGCTGAGGAATATGAGTTCAATTTGAGATGTTTGAGGTCTGGATATCGCTTGGGATTTTGCCCAACTAATTTGGCGGTTTACAGAAGACATCCACAACAAAAAGTAAGAACAGTTCCTGTAGCTGAAAAAAATGAAGAAAGAGAATCAGTTAGAAATTTATATAGACAATGATTACAAAGTCTCCCATATTAGTTACAGGATGCGCAAGAAGTGGGTCTTCTATGATAGCTGCAGCTATAAATGCCTGTGGTGCATTTAGTGGTGAGTTATCAGACCCCAGTCATAGTTCCAAGCGTGGTATGTTTGAAAACATAAGAATACGGGAAGACCTTGTCAAACCTTATTTTAAACAGGTTGGAATGGACCCGATGGGACAGTTTCCTGTTAAGGATATTTCAAATCTTACCCCTCCAAGTGAATGGAAATCGATGGTGGAATTAATAATGCAGAAAGAGGGATATAGTGAGGGCGCATGGATGTATAAGGACTCACGATCGGGTTTAATTTGGCCTGTGTGGAATGCAGCATACCCTGATGCCAAGTGGGTTATTGTTCGCAGGCGCACTGGTGACGTTGTTAATTCCTGTATAAAAACGGGATACATGAAAGCGTTCAAGAGTGCAGAAAATAGACGTTCGGTAAAAGTTTCTTCAGAGGAAGAAGGCTGGTTGTGGTGGGTTCATGAAAATGAGAAGAGATTCAACGAAATGATTAACGCCGGGGTTAATTGCAAGGTGATTTGGCCACAGAGAATGGTAAACGGAGATTATACACAATTGTATGAAATAATTGACTGGTTGGGGTTGACTTGGGACAATAAAGCGTTTAACTTTATACACCCATTGCTTTGGGGTTCAGGAAAAAATAAAGAAAGGGTATAGTTATGGCAGCTAGAGTATCGGCAGATGATGTAAAAGAAATCATGGAGACTTCTACCGTTAATATTGACGATAAGATAGAAGCTATGATTATTTCCGCAGACCTGATTATTACTCAGGTTTTTCAGGGAGATACCTCCACGGGGACGGCTTTGATAAAAGAAATTGAGCGTTGGTTTGTGGCACACATGGTGTCAGTAACACTTCGCAGGACAGTTTCTGAAGAAGGTATTGGTGACGTTAGAATTAAGTACGCAGGTGTGTTTACCGAAGGACTTAAATCAACGCCATACGGGCAGATGGTTTTAACTCTTGACACCTCTGGTCGAATGGCTAGAAGTGGGAAGGCTGTAGCCGGAATATTTGCAGTACCAACAACCACCGAAACTTTTGAGTAATGAGTATAGAATCCTACATAGCGTCACTGTGTCTGCAAAAAGCAGTATACTGGGGAGCTCCTACCAATGACGGGTACGGACAGTTCACGTTCAGCCCAGGGATAGAGATCGATTGCCGTTGGGAAAATAAGGAGCAGATTGTTGCACAAGAAATGGAAAAAGCAGTAATCTTTAGGTCTATTATATATGTTTTACAGGACCTGGACACCGATGGTCTTCTGTGGCTTGGAACAGCAGATGCTGTAGGTGTAGCGGCCATAGCAAATCCATATACTATGACTGCAGGGGGTTTAATGATCGTCAAACGATTTGAGAAAACTCCATCAATAAGGGATGTTGATCAATTTTTGCGTAAGGCGTTTTTATCACCATATATGTACTAAGATGAATAATTCTCCCGCAGAAGATATAAAGAACTTAATAATGCTCTATGATGATTCCTCAGGAACTGTTTTAGAGTTTGGAAAAAATATATTTGTAGGACATGAACCCGACATGCCCGATGAATGCATTACAGTGTTTGACACCGGGGCATATGCTCCATATTTGGGTTTGACAAACACAGGATATGAATACCCATCCGTACAGGTCAGAGTGCGTAGCAATAATTACCGAAGCGGTTGGGCAATCATTGAAAAAATAAAGAACTCCCTGCACGGTCTTTCACAGATCACTTATGGTGGGACTTTATACTCTCTCATTCAATGCGCCAATGGCCCCGCACTTTTGGACTATGATGAGAGAAACAGGTGTCGTTTTTATATTAATTTTAATTTGCAACGAAGATGAGAACGCACCAAGACAGTTTTAATTAATTAATTTAAAAGGAGGTAAACTATGGCAAGTTTTGCAGTTGCTGGAGTGGGTACTATCTTTCAGCGTTGGACAGGGTCCGCATGGGCTAACATCGCAGAGATAAATTCCATTTCAGGCCCTAGTATGAGCAGGGACACGATTGATGTCACTTCCCTGAGCTCTACAGGTGGGTATCGCGAGTTTATCGGAGGTTTCCGTAATCCTGGAACTATTCAGCTCTCAATGAACTTTTACAGATTAACATTTGATTTGTTCAAGGGTGATTTTGAGTCGAATGTTGGTAGGAACTACAGGATAATTCTTCCGGATGCTGAACAGACGATGATCGAGTTTTTTGGTTTGGTAACTGAGGTTCCCCTCAGCATTCCTTCCGATGACAAAATCACAGCGGATGTTACGATTCAGTTGAGTGGTGCTATTGAGGTTGACTCAGGTACCATTGCTTCTCTATCAAAACACACTTTCTAAAAGCGTGTTTTAATTTAATCCTAATCAAGGGTAAATTATAAAAACAAAAGAAATGGATTACTCTAAACCCACACGAAATATACAATCCCTAACAAGGGGTGTACGTGGAAAGAAAGGGCTAACAGGAATTGACACTGTAAACCTTAATTTGCATAGGGTATTAGATCAAGTCAAGGATAAAAGCTTGGCAGGAATGGTAGATGCTTCCATAGTCATTAGAAGGGATATGGAAGACACTCCTCCAACAATACCTATGGATTTGGGTAATTTAAGGGCAAGTTGGTTTACTACTTCCCGTAAAGGTGGAGGCAGTAACCGAAAGTTTGTAGGAAAAAATGCAGGAAAGTTTGCTGCGGAAAGAAGCAGCGCAATCGCTTCCACAAGAGCTGTAGTTAATGCTCAAAAAGAACCCTCATTAATTATGGGGTTTTCTGCAAATTATGCAGCCCCAATCCATGAAATGGTTGGGGTTAATTTTAAAAAGAAAGGCTCGGGGGCTAAATTTTTTCAATCAGCCTTAGCCAGGAATACAAAATTGATTTTAAAAATCATAAAAGCCACGGTTGTTATTCGTCCGTAATCTGAATATGCACTCATTATTTACAAAATAATTTACTTAACCATGGTAGAATTTATTAGTTATCAGAAAAAGAAGTATCCAATCAAATTAGGATACTATGTATTGAAAATGCTCAAAGCCGAAACAGGCAAGAATTTTGAGGAGATAGGCGCACAGGATTTTGAAATCTATGAAACCCTGTTATTTTATTCTCTTAAACAAGGTGCAAAGGTTCAAGAGGTGGATTTCACTTTCACTAAAGATGATATGGAACAGATACTTGATGAATGTTTCTTTGAATTCGTGGAGTTAATCCCTAAATTCTTTCCAGATGCAAAAAAGTCGGTGCCGGGAGTAATGACAATCCCGCCAAGCACCCAGAAAAAGAAGTAAACTTTAATCAGCTATGTGGGTTCGCTATAGCGCGGTTGGGTGTGTCAGTGGTAGAATTTTATGATTTAAGTCCTGTAGAATTCTACTACGCTATGGAAGAGTACTCTGAAAAGCAAATGATGGCTCAACGGACTGTATACGAATCAATGAGGCTGCAGACGTTCTTTCTAATAAATATACAATTGTCCCAAAAAGATAGGATGAAAGAAGTTACCAAGTTAATGTCTTTCCCTTGGGATAAAGAACAGAAAAAAGAAGTTAAAACTCAATCAGTGGAGGAAGTGAAAACTGTGTTAAAAAATATAGTACAGGCGTTTAAAAAATAAATATTATGAACGGACTTAATATAGGTCAATTATGGGCTAGTTTGGGGTTGGACACTTCAATGTTCAATAAACAGATAAACCAGGTTAACGGCACTCTGACTAAAACTTCTAATAACATGCAGGCAACTGCTGCTAAACTTAGGAGCTTTGGGTGGTTGGCTTCCACTACTATCACCGCACCTATGGTGTTAGCCACTAAATCAATTGCCACCGCTGGTATGGAGTTCGAGTACTCTATGAAAAAAATGATAGGGTTAGCCGGAGTTGCTAGCGGTGAAATATCGGGATTGAGTAAAGTGGTTAAAGAGTTAGCAGTGTCCACAGGAGTTGGACCACAGGAGTTAGCCGAGACTTTGTATTTCATAGAATCCTCTGGTTTGAAAGGAGCCCGAGCGTTGGAGGCCTTAGATATGGCTGCAAAAGGTTCTGCTGCAGGTATGGGAGAGGCTAAAGACTTGGCCAACCTATTAACGGGAGCTATGAATGCTTATGAAACGGAAGGACTAACTGCAGCTAGAGTTATGGACGTGTTGACCGCCTCTATACGAGAAGGTAAAGCAGAACCAGCTGCAATGGTAACCGCTTTTGGTACTATCCTCCCCATAGCTCAGGAATTAGGGGTAAGTATTGAGGAGGTCGGGGGAGCTTTGGCGGTTATGACTTTGACAACTTCTTCCACGGCAAATTCAGCTACTTATTTACGTAATATATTATTTAAAATATTAAACCCTATTGATGAAGTTAAAGATGCTTTTATAGGCATGAAAACCTCTGTAGAAGAGGTTCAGGTAATGTTAAGGGAAAAGGGATTTGATGTTACTATGAAGTATCTGGATGAACTTACGCGGAAATATGGCAAGACCATGGCTGATATATTCCCGGAGATGAGAGCTTTGTCGGGTGCTTTAAACTATACAGGACAAGCCGCAGAGAAAACAGCAGGTATAATGGGAGAGGTTGATAAGTCCACGGGAGATTTTGGTAGGAACTATGAGGAGATGGCTAAGACTTGGAAAAAGGAATGGGATAGGTCTGTATCCTCTATTAAAGTATCTGCTATTGATTTAGGAACTGCTGTATTACCATACTTAACCAAAATGTTTGATGTTGTGGCGGGGGCTTTAAAAAGAGTCACCGATTCTTTTATGTCGTTAAGTCCTGAAATGCAAAAACTAATATTAGGATTTGCTGCGTTTATGGCGGTGCTTGGTCCATTGAGTTTACTAGTTAGTACCACTATGTATATTTTTATAGGTTTAATACCTGTTGTTAATTTATTGGGCGCAGCTATTATAGGACTGGCTAACGCTATGTTATTTTTAGAAGCTAACCCATTGGTACTATTAGCTACAACATTGGCACTAGTAGCTTTAATAACATATTTGTCAATTTGTAATGTATTGGTAGGCGAATTAACTGATGTAGAAAAAGCCCATGCTGCTATTTCTGGATTAGTTGCGGATGGGTATGCAAAAGAAGCTGCGGCAGTTAAGAAGTTACATTGGGAAGCTATGAACAAAGGTTTATCCGATGAAAAGCGATTAAAAGCAATCAAGGAGCTTAATGCCATAATGCCAGAAGCTAATTTTGAATTGAGCAAAGAAGGAGAATTGTTATCAACCACTGGGCACGCTTTGGATGATTATCTAAATGCTTTATATGAAAAAATAAGATTAAAGGTCATAGAAGAACAACTGACCAAGAAAATGGAAGCTGTGGAAAAAGCAAGACTGGCTACCTTGGAAGCCCAGTATGCTTTTGATTCTCATAAGGGGGGCAGTTTACGTTTACAAAATGCTTGGGAAGATGCAGCGGCGGCGGAGGTTTTGGCTAGAAAAGAGCTCAAAGGATATATGGATTTATTCAATACTTTCAGCGAAAATCCTTCCAAAGTACCTGTACTAGGCAGTGGTGACGGCGGCAAAGGTGGTAACGGCGGCAAAGGTGGAGATGGAGGCGGTGAGATTGTCAAGCAGTTGAGTTTGATAGAAGCAAAAGAGCTAGAAATAGCAGAGCTTCAAAAAGTAATAGAAAAAGAAAGAAACAGGGACGCTTTAGTAGGACATAATTACCGTCTGAGTTTATTACAGGATGAGTTAAAGGCACTAAACACAGGACTGATAGAAATAAAAACTGACAATTTTGATGATACTGATTACACGGAACAAATAGAGAAAGACACGGAAGCTAATTTTGGTGGGTCAACTGCTAGTCCTATTAATTATGAAGCAGTACAAGCCCTACCAGATGTGATGAACAACCCAGGAATGGATAAATTTGTAGAATGGTTGGCTCAAGCTAAGACAGGGGCAGATGATCTTTATGTAGCTATGTACCGTGTGGGTGAACAAATTGGAAGGTCACTACAAAGTGGTGCCGAGAGTTGGGCGGAATACGGGGCTGCAGTCAAAGATGCTGCTAGACAATTTATCACTGCTGAAATAGCTAAGTCTGTAGCAGCAGCGATTACTACTGCCTTGGTTGCAGCGGGGAGCCTTGGTCCAGTGGGACTAGCACTAATTCCTGTTCTAGTAGGGCTGGCTTTAGGGGCCGCCAATACAGCCATCAATCAAATACCTGCTTTAGCTAGTGGGGGACTTGCATACGGGGATACTTTAGCTCAAGTTGGGGAATATCCTGGTGCAAGTAGTAATCCTGAGGTTATAGCCCCTCTAAACAAGTTGAAAAGCATATTAGGAGATAGCGGCGGTGTTGGCGGCGGTGAGGTTACGTTTAGGATAGACGGGATGGAACTTGTAGGTGTTTTGAATAAAGTGAACAGAAAGCAAAAAATAACCTAAAATGGCATACGGAACTATTTATACAACCCAATTTTATGACTACTATCAAAACCTAGTAGTTGTTAGCATACAGAAAAATGGATATGCTGGTGGTTCTACAGCATTAAAATCTACTGAATTGGTTTTACGATACTCCAATGCAGATTTCTTTGACCCTATTATATCCCTGTCGGCAGATTTAAACATAGTAAATAACTTTGACGACTTTGATACTTTATCAGACTTATTAAAGAATCATGAAAAACAATATAAAGCCCTTATAACTCGTGGCGGTACTTTGGTGTTTGAAGGATTTATGGTATGCGATGTAACGGAACAACAATTATATAAAAACGGAATAATTTCCATTACTTTCACCGACTATTTGAAACGGTTATCCGATACCGAGTTTGTGGGGGTGGAACTAGGGGTTGAATACACGCTGCTAGAATTGTTACAGATGGCTTTAGCTTTTACAGGTTTAAGCTATCCTATATACATCAATTGTAGATTGTTCCCTTGGAAGGGGTGGGGTTCTACTATCATGTCTACTAATACCCCTGGACATACTTTATTTGAGCAGGTTACGGCGGATGCCGATATTTTTTATTCCTCGGTAGACAAACCCATAAGCCCCTATGAAGTTCTGGAAAGTATTCTAAAAACATTCCATTGCAGGATATACGCTTATCAAGGAGCTTGGTACATAGAAAGATACCCCGAGTTGTTAGATAGCTCTACAGGTTGGACTTTATTTGCAGCAGGTTCTTCAACTCCAGGACTTATTTCCAATTTGCGTCAGTCTTATACTAAACAATCCACTCACTTTAAATATACCAACCTAACTCAGGTAAGGTCTTACATATCAGGATTAAAGACGTTTGAGATAGAATTAGAAGACACTGAGTATGATTCTCAGGTATATAATAATTGGCCTGCAACCTTAGCCTCGGATTTAGTGCCTTACAATTTTGATTCTTCTACTATTCAGCTTCGTAAATGGTATGCCGAGAATGGTTGTGCTTTTCCGTATAATGCTAAAACTGGGTATTATGATATTGATAAAGCTATGTGTTTTATCAGTTATACCGAGAATTATGGTATTTATCATAAATTTAAGGTATCATGGAATTCAGCAGCTGTAAGCGGTGATATACCTACCAATATACAAGTATCTTGGAAATATAAAGTGGAAGATTCCATTGCTGCGTATGATGAGTATATTATTTATGGTAGGTATTTTTTAATGGTGGCTAAAAATGACGTTCATTTAGTTGATAAATTTATAGAACCTTCAGGAGACACTTACACATATTCCACTGTTTATCCAGTAAATGGTTCCACTAGGATTTTTGAAATAGAGGTATATAAGAAGGATGTTAAAAATAAAACCATAGAATTTACTCATAGCATAGACTTAACAGATGCTGTAGTGAATCGTAGAGGGGATTTGACTCAGGAATTTGTATTGGTTATACTTCCTATTGGATATAAAGTTGCAACAGCACCAGATGACGCTATCGATAATTTTAAGTATATCGGTACTTCTGGTCCAACTTGGGTAGGGGATTTTGTAGTTAAGGTAAATGGAGAACTTCAGGATAATAACATACAAGCAACTATAGTGGATGATTTTGTTAAAAAACAACCTTTATCACTAGTATTATTTGATACCCACAATCTGAACCTAAAAAATGGATTGTATATAGATGGTGATAGAACTAGATATTGGCAAGATGATTTAGCGTTTGATCCTAGTGAACCAGCTTATACCGTACATGACTTAGTTTATTTTTTGATTAGGTCTGTTACTCGGTATTCTAGCAAGACCAGATCAAAATTAACAGCTTCTATACTCACTAATATTATGATGCGCCCTTTGTGTACTCTATATGATACGGATATAAAGGAAAGTGGCAGCAATGTTCCTTTTATACTCAATAATTACTCCTTTGATTTAGTGTCGTGTATAAGTTCTATATCAGCAGATGAATACGGACAAGAACCAATTATAATAGACTAAAAATATGGCAACTACAGTAACTCTAACAAAAAGATATGTACCTAAAACTTATGTACCAGGCTCGTTTAGTGGTGTTAGTGGGACTTCTGGAGGCTCTTCCACTAGCACCCCTACTGATTTAACAGTGTATGCCCCTAAAGCTAGTCCTATATTCACGGGAGAAGTAAACGCCACGGGCGTCAGTGACTCTTGGGGAGTTTATGGTACAGGTGGTTATAACACTATAATGGGTACAGGTGGAAGTGCAACTTGGTTAATAAAAGGTACCAGCGGTGGTGTTCATAGAGGTGGTATTCAATTACTGGACGGTGGTGCAGATCTTAGAATATATGCCTCAACTCATTTTTTAGGCGTTGATGCGACAGGTATATTTCATAGTAATGGTGAAGGTTATCTTGCACCTAAAGTAAGTCCTACATTTACAGGCACGGTTACATCCACAACATTAAATATTTCAAATACAACTGGATATTTACTTAGAGAAAATTCAGGAAGTGGTTATGGAATATATAAAGGAGCAACTGATAGGATTGGGATTGCTGCCAATGGCTCGGAATATTTAACAGTTTTAAGTGATGGTAAGGTAGGCATTGGAACTACTACACCAACAGCAACACTTGATTTACAACACGCTACACTACCACAAATAGATTTTCATACAGGTATAAATAAAAGGGCAGATATTCGTGCTTCAAGTACTGCATTATTTCTTAATTCAATAACAGGAAATGATATACAGTTTCAAACTGATGATAACACAAGAATGTCAATTCGTAATGATGGTAATGTAGGTATTGG